AGGGACGGTAGGGTCAACGACCCTTCTTTTTTGCCGATATTATATGAATTTCCAGAATCATATATAGATGACAAAAAATATTTAAACCCAGAGAACTGGCACATTGTAAATCCAAACATGGGTGCGTCAATTCATCTTGACGACTTGATACGTGAATATAAAAAAGCTGTTTTTGCTGGCGAAAGCGATACCCAAGATTTTCTTGCGAAAAGCTTAAACATACAGATAGACATAGCATTCAAGGAAACCCGCTGGGCCGGTGCAGATTTCTGGAAAGATGCCGGAGGGAATGTCACATTAGAATTCATTCTTGAAGAATGTGAGGTTGTCGTTGCTGGTCTTGATGGTGGTGGCCTTGATGACCTTCTTGGGCTGGCTATATTGGGCCGTGAACGCATGAAGCGGAACGACAAGGGTGAGCCATTGCCCCAAAAATGGTATCTTTGGAACAGGGCATGGTGCCACCCAATAGCTCTTGAGCGAAGGAAACAGTTCGCCCCTAAATATCGGGATTTTGAAAAAGATGGTGATTTAAGAATAGTTGACGGGATCGGTCAGGATGTCATAGAGGCTTGCGATATAATAATGAAGTGCGACGCATCCGGGCTATTGGATAACGTCGGTGTTGATCCACATGGTATCGGTGATATCGTTAATGAGCTTGAACGCAGGGAATTCGAATTTGATCGGATTAAGTCAGTCCCCCAGGGCTGGAGATTGACAGGGGCTATCAAAACTGCCGGTCGGAAGGTAGCTGAGAAGACTATCATGCATGCGAATCAAAATTTGATGGCCTGGTGTGTTGGCAATGCCATGGGTGTAATGAGAGGAAATGCCGAGTCCATTACTAAAGAAGCATCAGGATCGGGTAAGATTGATCCGCTTATGGCCACTTTTAATTGTGTCGAACTTATGGCAAGAAATCCTGAAGCCAGGAGCGCAAAATCAATATATGATGGCATGAGTGTGGACGAAATCGTAAAAAGAATGTCAATGTGAGGAAAGGAGAAAAATGATACCGAAATAATTTTTTGTTCAGAATGTGGTGCCGATATTCGTGACAACCGAAACTAAAAAGAATTAAAGGAGTTGAAAATGCCACCAAAAGGATACAAAAAACAAAAAGTTGAATTAGAAACAATCGAAACTATTGACGAGACTGAAACCAAAAATGTTGAAAAAAACGAACCGGTGGTTGAAAATGACAAATGGGTTGAACCGATTGAGCCGCCTGAAGAATCTGCCCCTGAGTTCATGACCATACATGAAGCAGCAGAGCATTTTAACACTGATGAACGAGCTATCATGCTATGGATTGAACATGGACATCTTGAAACCATACGTGGTGGAAAATTAGGGATATGGGGTGTTATCCCAATGGAATCTATTAAAAACTGCCGTTTTAACAAGAAGTGAGACTATATGGACATAAATGGATTCAGTTTCGAAAGTAGGTGCTGAAAATGAAAAAAATTGAAGTTGAGGCAGAGAATTTGCCCAAAAAAGACCTTTTCCGGGTTGATGAAGTTGCGGCATACTTCGGCGTATCGGAAAGATGCATCAGGCTATGGATCGAACACGGCCATCTAGATATTGAAAAAATCGTTGGTTCGATCAGAATAACGAGAAGTTCAATTTTAAGATGCAGAGTGGCCGCAAGAGACAAAAATTGACAGTGCGTAAAAATTTCGCGTAACTATTTTCATAAAAGTGCATCATATTGCGAAAAAATTACGCACTTTTTGATTTAAACCTTTACATCCCGCCTAAAACCCACCGAAAATACCGTCATAATGATGCAAAAACATCGAAATGGCGGTGCAATTGCGATTTTTCCCTAAAACTGCATTAAGATTCAAGCGATTTTTCAACCTCGGCCTTAATGACCCAAAGGCATGGAACCCGTCTTTATGGCAATTGGGAGGTTCTGTTTCGGAATCAGGTGAAGTTGTCACTGAAGAAACTGCAATGACCTATTCTGCGTTTTGGAATGCAATAACTCTAATTGCTGGTCCGCTTGGTTCATTACCTCTAAATTTAATGCAAAAAGTCGGCAGGAATCGCAATGTAGTATCAAACAGTGATTTACACAGGGTTCTTCATACCCAATATAATCCTTATATGACCGCCATGGCAGGCCGTGAGTGTCTTGCTTTGCATATTTTGACATGGGGGAATGGATACGCGGAGAAGGTCAAAAATGGATATGGAGAAGTCATAGAGCTTTGGCCCATTCCACCCAATCGTGTCACTTCAATTGATATGGTTGATGATAAGCTTATATATACCATTTCGGTTCCGGGGGAAGGGAACAAATATTTAACGCGAGATCAGATCTTACATGTTCCTGGTCTTGGATTTGATGGTTTTATAGGATATTCCGTCGTTGCCATGGCTAAGAAAACGATTGGCCTTGGGATGGCTTTGGAAACTTTCGGATCTAAATTTTTTTCGCAGGGCATAAATCCCGGTGCTGTCATAAGGCATCCGAACAAAGTCAAGGATATTAAGGCCATGCGTGAAGCGCTTTCTATTGCTTACGCAGGGCTTGGTAAATCTCACCGCCTCATGCTTTTAGAAGAAGGCATGGAATTCGATAAGGTAGGTATCCCGCCAGAAGATTCACAATTCATTGAATCAAGACAATTCCAAATAACAGACATGGCGAGATGGACAAATCTTCCAGTACACAAGCTAAAAGAAATGTCCAAATCGTCCTTCAATAACATTTACGCTGAAAACGCAAGCTATGTAATTGATTCGTTATTGCCATGGTTCAGAAGGTTTGAACAGAATTACGACATCCAATTGATCAAAAAGCGCGATCAAAAGAATGGAATGTATTTTAAACATAATTTTGAGGGATTATTGAGAGGAAGTCCAAAAGAAAGGGCCGAATTTTACAGCGCATTGATAAAAAATGGGATGATGACGCCAAATGAGGGCAGAGAAAAGGAAGACATGAATCCTTCCGATGATCCATTGATGGATGAATTTTGGATGCCTACCGGACTAATTCCTGTTTCGAAGTTTGATGAATATCTATCCAAGAATCAGAACGGACTCAAAACACCAACCGATCCTTCGGCTACAAATACATTAAAACTAATTGAGAACATTGCAAGGGAAAACCGAATGGGGGCATCATGCTAACGATTCGAAAAACATCTGGGGCAAGAGCGAATAAGAAGGAGATTGAGAACAAACAAAATGAGGCAACCATCTATCTTTATGGAGATATAGGCGGATGGTTCGGCATTGATCATCAGGAATTCATCAAGAATTTGAATGATATTTCTGCCAAAACCATTCATTTACGTATCGATTCATCCGGCGGTGATATTTTTGCTGCCAGAGCAATGAAGACAGCCATCATGCAGCATCCAGCAAAGGTGGTTGCTCATATTGATGGCCTTGCCGCTTCCGCCGCCTCGTTTTTTGCAATGGGTGCCGATGAGATTGAAATTGTTGATGGTGGCTTTTTGATGATCCATAACGCTTTGAGTCTAATTGATATTCTTGGGTTTTTTAATATCGACGATCTTGACGGACTTATATCGGATATGACCAAAGAGCGAGACTTTCATGTCAAAATTAATGAATCTATCGCCAACGATTACATGAAAAAGTCCGGAAACAGTCAGGAGAAAGTTCTTGAATGGATGTCCGAAGAAACATGGTTTACCGCACAAGAAGCGCTTGACAATAAGTTTGTAGATCGAATCTATGATGGAGAGCCTGTTGAGGGTAGCTATGACCTCGCCATATTTGGGAACATTCCGGATGAAATCAAAGCCAGAAACAAGGATGTAACCAAAAAAACGATTGAAAAAGCTTTGCGTGATGCAGGGCTTACCAATAAAGAGGCTAAAACATTTTTATCAAAAGGGTTTTCTGCCATCAAAAATGAGCGTGATGCTCATGATGATAGCACGGTTAAGCCTGAGCGTGATGTTCAGATCGAAGAAACCCCTTTGCGCGATGCAGAGCCTGATCCACCCGAACCCGTCAGAAAGAAAGATAGGACGGAAGAATTGCTAATAAAGGCTGCATTACTGGCCCCATAACTATTTA